AGGGCGTCGGTTGTGCGGGCGTCGATTACTTCGGCTTCAGGGCTCACGCTCCACTTCCTTTCGAGATGTAGCCGGCGGGCTTGCTGTCCACGAAGCCGACAGGATGATCGGCCAAGATTTTGTCGAGCTGGTCGCGGAGGGACCTCGCGTGATCGAGTGAGATGGTCAAAGATACCTGAGCTGGCCAAATGCCAAGGTCGATGTAAACATTGTCATCGTCATGACACTTGGCGTTGATTGGTGCGCCGTCACAAAGTTGCAAGTGGCTGATGCAATGATTGCCCGATCCCAAAGGTTGTTTCGCGGACATGTGGCCTCCAAGTTTGAGTAAAATGCAACCCGCGCTGGCCCACTCGAAGGGCCGGTCATGGCTTCAGTGCCGGAGCCGCAAACCTGCAGCGCGGTAAAGTCCTGCGATTTACTCCTCTTCGAAAGGAAATTTCAAAGTGGCCGGTTTCACGTACCGGCCATGAGAGGCAGGCAGGTTCTCCGGCCTCTAACGATCCAGCCCTGGAATGGGAGCCAGGGCCGAATTTGCTTCTGGCTTTGGCACAGGTAGCCACGTTTGCCGTGCGTCCCATCGCGCGAACCATACGCCTACAAGAGCCGCTTTCCGCGGTTCGAGTCGTTCTGCTGCCCTCAAGAGGCGGAGAAGAAGCGAACTGTATTTGTCTTGGGTTCGGCTCATGAAACCTCCTCAAAAGGGAATGTGCGGTCCTATCGGCTCCTCGGTTTCCGGTGGCATCTCTGCCAGCTCGGCAAATAGCTTTTTTGTGTTGGCCTCACCCTGGGCGTGATAGCCGTACTCGGCCCAAGCTGTCGGGTCTTCCTGGTAATCATCCCAGCAGTCGAGGCACAGGCCGCGCGTGCGGTGCTTGCAGGCTGGCTCCACTTTCTGCCGCTCGGCCAGCTCCTCAAGCCAGTCCTCAATGGTTTTCTGAATCTGTTGGGCGAGGCCCATTACCTCGGTGTTGTCGTGTAGGGCCTGATATGCCGCTTGAGTCCCCTGTGTTCGCGCGGCCTCGAATGCCCAATCATGCAGGAAAGTCTTGGCCAGGTCGTAGCTCTTTTGGTCAACGCTCATTGGCGGCCTCCGCTCGACTTGCCCTTGAGAAGTTCTTTCAGTTCGGCGCTGCCCCTGGGGTTTGTAATCAGGTCCAGTGCCTCGTCCTGATGTTTCTTGCAAAGAAAATCCCCCGGCATGTCTCGGCAATCGTTGCAGCCGTCTTTCATCTCCTGGATGAGCACGCTTATAGCACGGTCCAACCTGTCTTCAAATTCCGGCGTCATGGATAGCTCCTCTCGTCAATAATCGGGTCCGGGTCGTCGTAAGCCTCGGCCGCGCGCTGCTCCCGCTCGTCCTCGGCTCGCTGGCACGAGGGGCAGATTGTGGCACCTCGGCGATAGTCTGAGCCGCTTCGGAAGTCCTGGAAGTCTCTGCCACATTGCCGGCAAACTGCGATCATCAATGCACCCTTTCTTGAATGGGTGGCTCTCCGTTGTCATTCGCCAGCCGGAATTTGCCACGATTCTTCTTGCGGCAGTCGGGACACCACGCTTGTAGTTCCCGCCAGCGTTCGCCGCCTGCCCCCTGCCTTGGAATCCATACCGTCCGGCATCGCGGCTTAAGCGTGTCGCAACCGTCGCATACAGCGTTGTAGGTTTTGGAGACCACTGGCTTCGGCCTCGATGTGCAACGCCTCACACCACGGAGCGCCTTGGTCGGCAAAAGGGATTACGCCGCCGTGGGTGAGGAGTTGCCTGTATGTCGTGCTGGGAAACCGACCAAGGTTTCATTCGGCCTCGAAGTATAGATCACACTCGGGGCCATTGTCAAACGGAATTTCAAAAAGGGGCTTCCTTGCCCCGGCAACCAGGGGTTACTCGATCTCCGGGGCAATGATGCCGTAGCCGCCCCAGTCCTGATGCAGCGCCCGCAAGGCCTCGCCCAGGGGTAGTTTGTTGTGCTCGCGTTGGTCGCGGAGCCACTCATCGTCGATCTTTAGCGCGTAGCCGCGCGGGTCTTTGTTCACGAATACCGGCACGCTAGCCGAGCGCCAGAAGAGTAGCTCATCGAGCCGGTTAAGAACTCGCTGCTCCCTGATCTCGATTTCCTCCTCCGTCATCTCCGGGCCGTTGCACATTTGCAAGCCGATGGCGTGTGCTTGGGTTTCCAGGCGCCGCAGCTTCTTGCACAGGCTCACCGGGTCTTTGTCGGTGGCCTCTGGGAAGATCGCCAGTAGGCAGCGGCCATGACTGGTGATGCAGGCTCGTTGTCGATCGGTCATTGAATCAGCCCCCTGATGCCTCAGTTATCGCGGAGCAATGCGCTTGCTCCCAGCGGCCCCGATACTTTGCCGCCCTCGGGGCCACGGGCGCGGGGGTTACTCACCGGCAGTCAAACCCAGCGTCAAACGCGCCGGCAGACGTGTCACTAGACGGCTGTTGAGAATCCTGCAATAGCTTTTGAGCCGCCTCTTGCATCCACGGGGGAGCGTCGCCATGCGTTGCCAGGGAGTAAAGCGATTCGGCTACGATGGTCAATGCGCCATGGTCGAGCATGTTCAGTTTTTGTCGCAAGCTTCTCACTGGAATAGCTCCCCCTGCTCCGGGTTCGGCTTCTCACGCCGTTTGCCCTTGTCCAAGCCGCCCTCAAACAGCGGCCTCTGCTGTAGCACGCACTCCGAGAACACCCCCGGAATGAACGATGGTTGTTCCGTCAGGGCCGGCTCGGCGGTCGGCTCCTGGGCGTCGAAGGTTACTCGCATGATTCCGCCTCCAACGCTCGCTGGTCTACCTCGTTCCAGCCGTCGTCATCGACCGGCGCGGCCAGGTCGATGTCTACGCCACCACACTTTGGGCAACCGTTCATGCTCGCCCGCTCGGCTGCGGCCACTGAGCGGAACCGCCTTCCGCACTCCTGACACTGCCACATCACGCACCGCCTTTCAGCTCAAGCTGTGCGCGGCTGTCGCCACGAGCGGCCAGCCACTCCAGGCACTCACGCTTACTGCCAGCATGCAACACCTGCCCATTCACGTCCCGGACTTCGGCGCTGTTGCCAACCCACACAACATCACGCCCCGCCATGCACCTAACCGAGTGCATCACCGGGCCAGTCTCCTCACCAATTCGAGTCGCCATAACTCAACCCCCTAATGCCTCGATGCCTGCCCAGGCCAACGCAGCCCAGGCAGGCACTCGGCCCCTGTGCTACTCAAACACCACACCCGCCACCGGCACCTCGGACACATACTCCTCACCAGCCCACACGCTGATGATCGGCTCCTCGCCGGTCGTGTCAACGCACAGATGCACCACTCCCTGTTGCACGGCATCCCGCAGCATCTCAGCGAACCGTGCTATCTCATCCCCACGCATCACCACTGTCGCACTGCTCACCTCTGCCGTGGTCAACGCCGGGAACGGATGCTGCTGAGCGTCCAGCCGGCACGCCTCGCACTCAAGGTCCAACTCGCCGCCGCATGTGTGCTTCCCCATATCCAACCCCCTTGCTCTCCAACGCCTTGCGTCGTCAGCGAACCGCTCGCCAATCGACCGGCGAAGTCTAGCAGCGCCGCGGCGGCCGAGTCAAATCGCTTACAGTTTAAACCGCGGGGGCGCGCGATCTCGGGACGCCTGGTGCAGGAATCTTGCCACACCACCCCGGCTGCTGGGGCGAGGGTGGGGGCGGTTAAGCTCCGCTCGCGGGGGTCCTATTAGTGGCTTCCCGCAGGGCCTTACAGACTGCACAATGCTTGATTGGGCCGAGCCTTACGCATCGCGGGCATTTGATAACAGGGGTGGATGAGGGTTGGGGTGGTAAGATGGTTTCAGGGGCCGGAGTTGGCGAGGTCCGAATCTTCCGGGGCCGGTTCCAGTAGGGAGAATTGCATCCTGGGCAATGGGCGGGCTTGATGGGCCGGCGAGGAATCCAGGCGTGGCCACACCGGAGACAGGATAGGGACTGGATTTCTATAGCCATGCCTATATAGTTAGCGGTGCGTTATGACGTGGCAAGATGAGCCGATGCCGCCGAACATTTTGGTTGATTTGCGGTGCGTGGCAAATGGGGAATGCGACGGCACGGAGTCGCAGACCTGGGCGAAGAACTTGTTGAAGACGGACCCGCGGGAGTTTCACGCACAGTTGATCGGGCTGGAGAAGCAGCACCAGGCGGTGTTGGCGAAGTGGATGCAGTCGCAGCCGGTGGAGCCGAAGGAGAAGCCGGAGGAGCCGGCTGCGCGGGACGCGGGACGGGAGCGGTGTGATCTGGCGATACAGAGGCTGCTGGATGAGGCGAAGGAGGGGCTGTGATGGACTACGAAATCACGCGAGGGGGCTTGGTTGTTCCCAAGGAGCCGGAATCAGAGCCGGAGCGATGTGCTCTGGTGCTGACAGGCCGGCAAGGAATTGTGTTGCCGGAGTTCGCGGACGGCTACCATGGGCAGTTGCGCATTTCCAAAGCCGGCGTCGAGGTCCGGTTGCCGGTGACGGATATTCAGTGGCAGAAGCTTTGCCAGATGGGCATAGGGGAGTGGACGTGAGCGAGGAAAAACTTTTCGGTCGAATACCGATCAAATGGGTGCCGAAATTGGAGCAGGACGTTGGCGTTCCCGTGTTTGGTCCTGGAATTCTGGAGAAGCCGGAGCCGATGACAGACGAGCGGCTGCAGCAAATCCGCAATGGGCGTTATAGTCCTCCTGGCATAAGCCGCATTGCCGTTGACGAATTGTTGGCTGAAGTGGATCGGCTCCGTGCTGACTTGAAGGAGATCAAGGAACAGATTCTTGTCGGCAAGCGCGTGGCTGCGACAGATGATACCCGTAAAGCGCTGGAATGGTGCCTCTTGCTAATCGACGCCCGAGGGAGCCGATGATGACGACGCTGGACCAGATGGCGAAGGCGGCTTATGAGGCAAATGGTCCCTATGGGCCTGACGCCAATCATTTTGGTTGGCTCTGGGAGAACTTGCCGGAATTGGATCAGGATAATTGGCGTAGGGTGGCACAAGCGGCCGTTGAGATCCGCGACGCGCAGTGGCTGGTGGCCCTGGGGAAACTGCAGGATAAGGATTTCTGGCAGACGGGAGCGCCGGAAGGTTGCGGCATAGACTACTGGATTGAGAAAGTAAAGCCGGATGTTCTCTCTGAGGTAAAGCCGGATGCTGTCACCGACCCCAATATGCCGATCATGCACAACTACGAGTACAAGCCGCCGACCTGTTGCTCGGCGGAGCGTGGCCACTTCAAGAGACCGGACGGCAAGGAGTGCTACTGCGGCGCCCTGATCTACAACGGCAACCAAATCTCCCTGCGAAGGCGGCAGTAATGGGTGACCGCATACAAGAACTTGTAGCCGACGATCTTCAGGGGTTGCGTCAAAAAGTCTGGGCCGTTATTTGCTCGCTGGACAGAAATCCCAACCGTTCAAAGGTCAGGGAGTTGTTGCTCGACCGAATCATGGAAGAGGTCTACGATCACCTTGAGATTGTAACGAGATCCCGTCGATGCTGAGCCCCGGTAAGTGGCATGAGCAGGTCCCCAAGGAGCGGGACAAGAACCTCAAGTTCCGCGGCAACCTCTACCGACTGGCCGGCGCGAGCAAGCAGGCCCAGGCCGATCTCCGCGAAGCCTGTCGGCAGGACATCCTCTTCTACGTCAACGCCTTTTGTTGGACGTTTTCGCCGAAGCGGCGCGGCTCCAAGGTGGTGCCGTTTATTACGTGGCCGAGTCAGGACCATGCCTTCAAGGTCATACTCGAACACGTCGCAGAGCAGAAGTCGCTCGTGATCGAAAAGAGCCGGGATGAGGGAGCCACCTGGATCTTCTGCTACTGCATGGACTGGCTCTGCCACTTCCACGATTACAACCAGTGCCTCATGGTAAGCCGCGTGGGCGACCTCGTTGATGGGAAAACACCGGACGCCTTGTTTTGGAAGATCGACTTCGCCCACAAGTTTCAACCGGACTGGCTGGCGCCGAAGACGAACCGGCTCAAGAAGTACATCGAGTATCTTGACACCAGTTCGACGACGACGGGGCAGGCGACGACGGAGGACATGGGCATCGGCGGCCGGGCGACCGTCATGGGGTTCGATGAGTTTAGCCGCGTGCCGAACGGGCATGAGGTTTTAGAGGGCACGCGCGACACGGCGTATTGTCGCATCTTCATCAGCACACACACGGGGCCGGGCACGGCCTTTCACAAGGTGACCACCAATGGCATCACGGACAAACTCGTCCTCCACTGGAGCCAGAACCCGAACAAAAACCAGGGGCTCTACAGGTACAACGTCGAGGCCGGCAAAGTCGAAATCCTGGACAAGAAGTACGACTTTGGTGCCGGTTACAACTTCGTCATGGACGGTTCCCCATCGGGCGGGCCTTTTCCCGGTCTGAGGTCTCCGTGGTATGACCGCGAGTGTGTGGAGCGCGGAAGCAAGCGGGACGTGGCCCAAAACCTGGACATTGACGTCCAAGGCAGCAGTCACCAATTCTTTGATCCCCTGACGATCCGGCTCCTGAAGAACACCTACTGCACGCCGCCCTTGTGGGAAGGGGAGCTGCACTATGACGCCGACAGCGGCCGGCCGCTGGAGCTGGTGAAGGTCGAAGGAGGGCATTTGAAACTATGGATCAACCCCCTGCACACGGGACGAATCAAATCTGCACCCTACTTCGGGGGTGCGGACATCTCGACTGGCTCTGGCGCGACCCCTTCGTGCGCCCAATTCTTGAACACACTTGGGGAACAGGTAGCGGAGTATGTGAATGCTCACCTGGATCCGAAAATGTTCGCTGTCCTCTGCGTCGCGCTTTGCTGGCTGTTCAAGAATGAGGAAGGTGAAGGCGCCCTGTTCGCCTGGGAGCAGCAGGGACCGGGAGCCATCTTCGGTAAGAAGGTGATCGAACTCGGCTACCGGAACATCCTCTACAAAGAGAACGAGCAGATGCTGGTGCCGAAGAACTTCACGCCAGCCGATCCGCAGCCGGGATGGTATCCCTCGCCCGAGAATCGCCGCCGGCTCCTGGAGGAATTGCGGAGCGCCTTGGCCACACGCGCCTGCACCGTGCGGAGCGAGCAGACGCTTGACGAGTGCCTGGACTTCAAGTATGGTGCCGATGGCAATGTAGAGCACGCTGGCGAAAAAGCCGGCGACGATCCGACAGCGGCGCGAATCAATCACGGCGACCGTGTAATCCCGATGGGGCTGGCCTGGAAGATGGCCGTGAAGCGTGGCGTGAACCGGCCAGCGGAGAAGAAAGCAGAGCAGGTGAAGCCGGGCTCCTTGCACTTTCGGATTCTGCTTGAGGAGCAGCGGCGGCGCGAGGAGCAAGCATGGGCCTGATGGGCTTCGTGAACTGGCTGAAGTCCTTAGCAGAACCGGACAAGTCGGCGGCACGTCGGCCGGTTGGCATGTCGAGGCGGTGTTTCCTTCGGGCGCTCGGCGTCGGTTCTGTGACGGTCTGCATGGGCGGAGTGCTGTTGGCCGAGACCCCGTTTGTTCCGACGACGGTCAATTATGGCCTTGAGGTTACAGAAGACACCTTTGGTGAACTCATTGAGATGACTCTGCGAGACCTCGGTAGGTTGAAATTTCAGGAGATCGTTGAGGACCTCCAGAAGCATCAGGCACTGCGTCACCTAATTACTAAGGACCGCCTCGATCTGTCGGTTTTGATCCAAGCAGGTTAGATCGTTGACTTCTCACGGCAAAGCACAAGTACGATCTGTCCCGCCTCGTCATGGCGATGCAGCGCTCCCGCCTCGCCTTGCGCCGCTACCGTGAGGAACGCCGCGAAGCCGTCCGGCAAATGGTCGGCCGCCACTGGTCCGAAGAAGGCACCCAGGAAAAAGTCCCCGTCAACCTCATCTCCAAGTACGTCAAGATCGTCGGCCGCAGCATGGTCCCCAAGGAGCCGCGGGTCCTGCTCTCGACCTTCGACCGCGCGCACAAGCCGATGGTGTCGGCCTGCCAAACGTGGGTCAATAAAGAGATCGAGCAACTCCGACTTGCCAACACGCTCCAGCGCTGCGTGATCGACGGTCTCTTCTCCATCGGCATTTGCAAGGTGGCCCTGGGCACGCCGGCCGACTCGGCGCGTATGTCGTGGAACCTGAAAGCTGGCAGCGTCTTTTGCGAGCGCGTGGATCTCGACGACTTTGTGTTTGACATCCATGCGCGGGACTTCCAAGAATGTTCCTTCATCGGCCACAGATACCGAGTGCCGCTGGAGGTGATCCGTGACGACAAGCACTACAACCGCCAGGCGCGCGAGGCGCTCGTTGCCCACTACGACCAAGCCTTCAACCTGGAAGGCGATGAACGAATCAGCATGCTCGGCCGAAGCTACTACGGCATTGATAGCGAAGAGTTTGAGGACCTTATTGACCTCTGGGAAGTGTACCTTCCCCGGCATCGGCTCGTGCTTACTCTCGCAGACGATTCGCTTACTGGAGCGAATGAAAGCCGAGCTGGCGGAGCTGGTGTGCCTCTTAGAGAGCAACCCTGGCTCGGGCCGGACACGGGGCCTTACCATCTGCTCGGTTATGAACGGGTGCCGGGGAACCCTATGCCGAAGGGGCCGATCCAGGACCTCCTCGACCTGCACTACTTCATCAACGGAACCTTCCGCAAGCTCATGCAGCAGGCGAATCGGCAAAAAGAAGTCACCCTGATCCAGGGTGGGGCTGCCGAGGACGGTAGCCGTATCCTCGAAGCAGATGATGGGACTATGCCTCGCGTGGACAATCCGCAGGGGGCCAAGGTTGTCAGCTTTGGTGGGCCGAACCAGCAGAACTTCGCCATGTTCGGCCAGGCATACGACCTTTTCAACCGCGAGGCTGGCAACCTGGAGCTGATGGGCGGCGAGGGGCCCCAGTCGCGCACGCTCGGCCAGGACAAGATGCTCAACGCCAACGCCTCGGGGCAAATCACCGACATGCAGGATCAGACCACGATCTTTGTAGCCGACGTCGTGAAGGCGATGATGTGGTACTGGTGGCACGATCCGCAGAAGGTCATGCGCTCGGTTCACTCCGTCCAGGGGCTGCCCGAGTTCAACATCCAGCGCTTCGTGAAGCCCCAGGACCGGCAGCGCGTCAACTTCGCGGAGCTGGACATTCGGATCGACCCGTACAGTCTCCGGCACCAGACGCCACAGGAACGCATGGCGGCGATGAACCAAGTCGTGTCGCAGATCATCACGCCGATGATGCAGATTCTCGTCCAGCAAGGCATCGCTTTTGACGCCAACGCCTACCTGCAAAAGCTTGGCGAGTACATGGACGCACCGGACTTGGCGGAGATCCTGACCATCATGGAGCCGCCGCAGATGTCCTCACCAGGCATGAACCGGCCGGGCAAGCCGGGAACGACGAGCCGTACCTACGAGCGGCATTCGAGTGGCGCGGCGAGCCGATATGGCACGGACATTGGCCGCATGAACGCCATGGCACCGAAGCAGAATGGCCAGCCTCAGACGAACGGGAGCCCGATGCGATGAGGAAAATCGAAACTGAAAACGGGATTTTTTACGAGGTCATGGGGCAACTCCTGACCGAACAGGAGTTCGACGCGCAGTTCTCCCCGCGGCCTCGTGCTGGAGATTCCTTCGTTGCCTGGAAGCCGCTGGCAAGCGATGCGCTGGCCGTGCATCCGAGCCAGGTAAAGGAGGCTACGGAGGACGCCAAGAAGAAAGGAGTGGCCGTGGAGTTCATGCCGGACGGCCGCCCGGTCTTCACGAGCCGCGAGCAGCGGAAACGGTATTGCCAGATGTACGGCTTCTTTGACAAAGCCGCTGGCTATGGTGATGCCGCCGCCGGCAGTTGCAAGCGGGATGTGCCGGACAGACCGGACGGGAGACCTGAAGCGGCGATCTTGCATCACCTTGGCCGGCAACTTGGCCGTCGCAGATGAGGTAGGAGTATTAGTTATGTCGCGTGGACTGCTGTTCTGGATACTCATGATCCTCTGGTTTGTTTTCGGTCTGTGGGCCTCGTGGCCTTTGGGCTGGGGATTCGGAAGCACGGTGTTGCTGTTCGTGCTGCTTGCCCTGCTGGGCTGGCAAGTCTTTGGTCCTGCCATTAAGGGGTAAGGATGGATGATGTGTCAAGCAGGAGTAACGGCTGGGCAAATGGTGCAGGCCAGAAAGCAATCCTTGTAGCCCTCGGCGTCGTCGTAGCGCTGGGAGTGCTGGGTGCTTCCTTTGCCCATGAAACCTCCGTGCAAATTCTGGGCTTCTGCTCGCTGGTTACCGTGGCACTTCTGGGGATGTTGCAGCAGAGAGGCAACGCCGCGAAAGCCGAGCAGCAGATGGATCGCGTCGAGACCAGAGCAGTAACGACAGCCGCCAAGGTCTCTGAAGTAAGCGATGTTCTGGCGACCAAGACGGCGGCCACGGATGATAAGCTCCACAAGATTTACACCTTAGTCAACCACTCGATGTCGGTAGTGCTTAAGGACCGAGCGTCAGATAGGGAGCTTATTGCGACACTCAGGGGAACCGACGAAGACAAGGAGGCAGCCAAGGTAGCGAGGGAAGCGTCAAACATACATGAAGCGAAACAAGCCGAAGTAGATGCCGTCAAGGCTGCCGCGTCAACTGGTGTCATCAAGAGCGGGGACAATGTGACAATTACCTCCAAGGAGTAACGATGGCTGAACCGCCTAATCCTCCGACTCTCCCTGCTCCCGCGCCGGCTCCTGCAACTAATTGGGTTCCGCTGGCTGTTGCTGCTCTAGCCGGCGTTTTGCTGACCGCTCTGCTTGCCGGTGGTGGCTGGCTCTGGTGGTGGTGGGCGCACACGAATCCGCCTCCTGACATTGTTCTGCCCTCGGCCGTTGCTGCCCTGCCCGGCCGCATCGTCGAGATCGACGTACAGACCACGGCTACCGATCTCCAATGGGACTCGAAGAACGACCCCGGCGAGTGGGACTTGGTTTTGATCGAGGCTGGCCGAAAGAATTTCTTCGTCGCTCCGAACCCAGGCGTCTACACGCTTCTGCTCCGGGGCATCCACGGCGGCAAGATCGTTGGCCCGTTTACCTGCACGATCACGGTAGGCACACCGGGCCCTGTTCCGCCTGGGCCTACTCCTCCAGGCCCGACGCCTCCGGTTCCTCCCGGTCCCCCTGCCCCGATCCCCGGCGACGGCCTGCGCGTGCTCATGGTCTACGACACGGCGACCCTGGGCAAGCTGCCTGTGGCTCAGCGGGATGTGCTCTACTCGGAAACCATACGTGGCTGGCTCAGGGACCATGTCGCCAAGGGGCCGGATGGCAAGTCGACCGAGTGGCGCGTGCTGCCCTCGAATGAGGACCTGAGTGCCGAGTCGCCCACATGGCAGAACGCTTTCAAGCGGCCGCGCGCCTCGCTGCCGTGGCTGATTATCTCGAACGGCAAGACGGGCTATGAAGGTCCGCTGCCTGGGACGATGGCTGACATGATGAGTCTCCTACAGAAGTACGCGACCCCATGATCGTTTTGAAGTGTGTGGCTGTTCTGGTGGCCGTCGTGTACGCAAGCATTCGGCCCTGGGTGATTCTGGTGCAGGTCCTGTGGGGCTGCTGGAAGATTTACGACGAGGAGAAGGGATGATGGAACGCGAGGAGTTGCGACAGGAAATACTTGGCGCCCTGGATGAGATCATGTGCCACCCGATTGCCGTGGGGGCACGCATGGAACTAGTAAAAGCACAGCGCCGTTTCTGGTCTGTTAGGCACGAGCAAGAACTTGACGAACTGCTGCTCGACGAAGTTTTGAACAAGCAGGACGAGCGGCAAGTTACGAGTAGTATTTCCTAATGTGGTTATAAGAGAATGAGGTACGTGTTTGCATTTATGACCATCGCCTTTGGTTTGGCAGGGTTATGCTTTGCCATATCTTACTGGCTGATTCACCGTAAGGATAAATGAGAAGCTTCATCGACGGCTGCCTGTGCCCGCTCCTGTTCGCGGTCTTCGTGATCCTATTGTGGACGGTAATGGTGGTGGGATGAATTATCGCGGCATGATCTCTGAACTGTGGCTGCTGTGGACCATTATTTCCACGGTGCTAGCCTTGGTCATCGCTGCCGGCTACTGCCAAGCTAACCCGGTGCCCGAAGCGCGGCTCAATCCGTTCATGACGGAGGACGATGTCATTGCCTTGATGTACCGCTGGAAGATCGGCGTGCGCAAGAGCATCAGGGTCAGAGGGAGGAACCCGCGGCCGTGCGTGCGAGTTACCGGCATTGCCGGAGGCCCGTGTGTATATCCTGGTTTGTGCTACTACCATCTTGGGGTGGACTTCGGCAACCCGCACTGGATGCAAATGCCGGGCGGCTCAGGTGATCTTTGTTGGTACGAGATGCCTGACCCAGACGGCTTCATGGACATGGGCATGGGGCGGACCCTGGAAGCCGCGATCAAGAACGCCGCTTACAGCGGCAACCTGCCCCAGGCTGAGCGGGACGAAGTGTTGAGGAGGAAATAAAAACGCTCGACTGAATCATTCTCCCCTTTCGGGGGAGCGAAACTGCCGAGCGGCCTTGGTCCGAATCGTGGCTGGCCTTGTCACAGCCCTTTGGACTCGATTCGGGGCAGAGGCATTATAGCAAGGAGAGCAGTATGGGCGACCTCATCACCATCAGCGACGATAACTGGATCGAGCACGCTACCCACATCGGGCCGGACGGGCTGCCCCGCGCCAAGGGGCTCGTATCCCGCGACTGGATGAAACATCCGCAAGGTTGCCTTGCCGTTGCTCCGTCCTTCGATCTCGACCTCATCCCCGAAAGCGAATGGGCCGCACGCATCGCCGACCAGGAGGCGAACCAGTCCAGCCTTCAGCACATCAGGGATCATGGCAACTACGGCGGGCAGATTCCAACCTACGACCAAGACGGCAAGGGCTACTGCTGGGCGCATAGTTCGACCTCGGCAGTGACTCTCGCGCGTGCAGCCAACAATGAACCGTATGTTCCCCTCAGCGCCTTTGCCGTGGCGTGCATCATCAAGGGCTACCGCGACCAGGGCGGCAACGGCATCGACTCGCTCCAGTTCATCGCGGACAGAGGCATCCCCTCGGCGCAGTTCTGGCCGATGAAGTCGATGAGTCAGGCGAACGACAAGCCCGAGACCTGGGCCAACGCCGCCCTGCACAAGTGTGTCAAGTTCCTGGACTGCTCGGATGATCCGCAGTTGCGCCGGCAACAGGTGGCAACGGCTTCGCTCCTGGGGCTTCCGGTGATCGCTGACTATAACTGGTGGAGTCACAGCGTCTGCCTGATCCGCGTCATGTCCCCGACGAAGACGCGCATCTTCAACTCTTGGGGCGATTCCTGGAGCCAGCAAGGAGTAGGCGACCTTGACGGCTCCAAGGCTTGGCCCGATGATGCCTGGGTGGTGGTGACAGAGGCGGTGTCGCAGACGTGATACCGGGAACCGATTTTCAATGGCTGCTGGTGTTCGTCGGCCTGCCGGTCTTGGCGGCCGTTACTCGCCTCGCCTGCTTCTTACTCGAAAAAGGAGTTCCCCATGGCAAAGAAAACTGACAAGTGCCCGTGCTGCAAAGGCGACCCGAAAGCTTGCGACTGTGACAAGTGCGGCTGCGGGTGCGTAGCGATGTGCAGCGGCTGCAAGAAATGCACCTGCTGCTGCGAGTGTCCAAAGAAAGAGGCAACCGCATGATCTGGGTAAGCGTCATCTTCGGCCTGCTCGGTTTGCTCTTGACTTGGCTCAAGAGCGCGGGCGTTCTCACGGTCAAGCAGAAGAAAAAGCTGAACGGCATCATCTTCCGTGCCCATGAAGTGGAAGCGAAGGCGGTTGGCCTGGGCTGCAAGGCGGGAGGCGAAGAGTTTACCGACAACATGCAAAAGCCAGAGTACGACGAGCAGCCGATGGCTGCGTTGCCGACTGACCCTGAGTCCATGCGGGCAACCATCATCAACGGTATCAACGCCGCCCTGAGTCACACATTTCTTGTGACAGGCGACAACCGCCGACTGTTGCAAGGGCAACTCGCCTACTGGCAACAGGTGCCGGCTACTGAACTGACCAAACTGATTTCGCTCTTACCTTAAGGAGTATCGCAATGAAAATGCAGGCCTCAGACTTAAAGACCGCCGTACAGAATGCCGAGAAGGGTTCGGCCTTACAAGCCCTTGTGGACGGATTCTTTGCCGGCCTCGAAGCACGCACCACAAATGGAATCGTGCAGGGGCTGCTCAAGGGAGCCAACAAGCTGATCGACTTTGCGATGACGGCTTATGGGCTGGCCATTCTCTTGTGCTTCTTGTTCCTGCCGGCCTTGGCGAGTGCTCAGGGACTGCCCAGGGCCCGTGACGTGGTTGCCGATGTCGGCTTGCCCCGCGCCCGCGACTATGTCGAAGTCACCGTGGCCACTCAGATCGAGCCCCCCTGCAAGAACTGTGACTGCGGCTGCATCGAGGGTCAGCCGTGTTCGTGCGATAAACCCGGCGCTGCCATAACCAAGGAGGACAAGCCCGCTCCTTCGCAGGTTGCAGAACCATCAGCGCCCGCCGAATCCACAACTCCAACATCGGCAAGCGCCGGGGAGGAGGAGGCGGGCGTTTACTCAGTGCCGGCTGCTCAGTACCAGCCGCAACGCTTTTTTCGTTACCGCCCCGCGTACCAGCGGGGCCGGGCTTGCAGCTCCTGAAGCTGATCCAGACGAGGCAGGTTCTGCCGATGCGCGAAGTGCTAGACCTCATCGGTTGCGGAAACTTGTCGTGGGCATTGCACGAATGCCTTTTCGACTTCTTCGCCGCCGTTAGCCTGAACCTCCGCCATGCTCGCCTGGAGTGGCGGAGGTTCCCTTCTCTTCGTCAGTGGGAAGGTGCATGAGTGGGCGAAAACGCCGGCCTTTGGTTGACATACTCGACGACATCTTCGGGGGCGTCGTTGAGAACATGGTGCTGATCTTCTGCATCATCTTGGCCGTGGCCGTGTGTGCAGTCGAAATGATTCATCGCTGGTTTGTTCCGTGGGACGATAAACGATGAACTGGTCGATGATCGTGGGAATCTGGATCGGCATAATCATAGGTCTGGTGCTCTATGCCATGAAGCGTTTTGGCGGCTACCAGTAGGAGGAAACCATGCCAACGGCACGCGATTACTTTCTGCAGGCACAGGCCAACATTGCTTCCGGCCTCGCACTTCTGCCAGCCGACTCCAAGCGCACCATCCAGCAAAGCGACCTCACGTACCTCGGCATGATGAACACGCCTCTCAATGCCAGGAGCAACGGTGCGATCGCGTTGCGCCGCCGACCGGACGGGACGAAGTCGCTACTTGTTGCCGGAGAGGATACTTCCCAGAATCCGCTCAACGAAATCTCTCTTGCCGGCTTCAGTACGACTGCCCCGCCGATGGCCGCGTTGCTCAACACTTGGCTGCCGGCTGCTTGGCAGCAAGGGTGCCTGACGTGGGCGCCGATCCTGCCAGCCAGCGGTGGTCTTCAGATCGGCGGCATGTGCATGATCGGGGACACGTTGTACACCGTCTTCGGCGGTCACTACGATGTCAGCCCCGGTGACAAGCCTGTCCTGTTCCTGACGAAGTTCAACGCGGATGGAACGCTGAGCAGCCAGGGCCCGGTGTTTGCGACGGCCACGAACAAGTTCTGCCGGCTCTGGGCAACGGGCGATCCGAGTGGCCGTCTATACCTCGGCTCCGGCCTTGCTGCGGGGGATGCGGCTTCTCCTTGGGGACGCTCGCTGATCTCGGTCCCTACTGCGATCACCTTGACTCAGAACGCCATGCTGCCATCTGTCGAGATGCTCGGGTATCCCATCGGGCACGAAGACGAGTATCCAGGCACCTACACGTCGGCCATTGTCACAACTCCGAAGACGGGCGGCCCCTGGATCAACAACGGCGTTGTGTCAACGGCTTGCTGGGTCGAAACGAACAGCCTTATCGGCGTTCTTTACTTCGGGCACTATGGGGATGGGTACGTGTGGTACGGACTCAACCCCGATCCGGTCAGCGGCAACTATGACAACGTCGATCTCTCGAAGGGCTACCATGCAACACAGCATCACGGCTATTGCGCGATCGACAACCCGGCAAAGTATGCCGACGTGGTCTCAGGCAAGATCAACCCCTGGGACCCAAGAGCCGACAGCGTCTTCGATCCGTTCCCAATGATGGGGAATCTGCCTGGGGGCAACCTCTTCACCGGCTCCGCGTTTGACCCAGACACGAACACGCTTATCCTGAGCGGGACGTGGGTAGGCACCGGCACCTTGGGAATCCACGCTTTCAAAGTAGGGATGTGACCAATGGCAAACGAGATTACGCTGACCGCCAGTCTCAGCCTCTTCAAGGCTCTCATCATGGAGCAAGCGGACGGGGACGCGGTCACGAACTTTCTCGCCTCGATGAGCGGCAACTTCTACACAAAAGGCGTGGTGCTCATTGCGACTTCCGCCGGCACCGCGATCCCTCTTGGCCAGGTTACGGCTCCTCATTGGGCATTCTTCAAGAACATGGACCCCGTCAACTCCGTGACAATCCGCAACGGTTCGGGCGGTGCCGACCTCTTGCAAATGCTTGCGGGAGAGCCTGCATTCTGCCCTTTATTGAGCACTTGTGTTCCCTGGGGCATCGCCACGGGCGGGGCGATCAACCTGAAGTACCTCATTATTTCGCTCTGAGTCATTGACCAAGTGTTCGGTTGCCTGTAGACTTCTAGCGCGGGTAGGGGCGGTCACCCGGCAGAGGCTCATAACCTCAGCAACGCAGGTTCGAATCCTTGCTTCCCGCAGTAAAACCTTTTGTGAAAGGGCTCCAGGGTGTGGGTAACCTCCCCTGGAGCCCGCTATTCACGTGGGTCCGCAGCAGGTTAGATCGGCTCATGAAGTGGCCGAAGAGACAGTCGAGACTCCCGCGCCGCCGGCCCCGGCAGCGCCCTCCAAGGAAAAAAGCTTCGTCGAGCAGTACGACCTCGGCGACACGTCCCCCGCACCGATACACATTCCTTCAGCCTCCGCTGCCACAGAAGAAACTCCGGCTGAGCCGGCATCTCCTCAGCCGGAGCCTTCCTCTCGTCCCGTCCCGCCCAAAGATCCCGAAACAGGCCGCTTTGTAGCCCGAGACGCCGAGCCCCAGCCCGGCCGGCATTCGCCGCGGCTCGTAGCGATGGCCGTGGACTACGGCATCCCTGAAAACGAAATCAAGGAGATGTTGCCGCTCGAACTGGAGCGCCACGTCCTCTACCTCCACAAGCAGGCCCTGCAAATCTCCCGCGACAACAACCGGCAACGCCTCCTGCAGAGCGGCGGCGACGCGCTCGACCCGATGATCTCGCCTGTGCAGGATACTCCTCAGCCTCAGCCGACTCAGCAGCCGCGCCGGCAAGCACCGCCTCCCGAAGACGAATTCACCTTCGACCCTGCCGACTATGACCCCAATGTGGCCAAGGCTCTCGGCATCGTCAGGGACCAGGCGAAGGAGATCAAGCAACTCAAGCAGATGGTTCAGGGCCTCGCACGCAACGAACAGATTCGCCAATTCGAGACTGCCGCTCAGCACCTCGACCGCCGCTTTGCCGAGCGAGAGGAAGTCTTCGGCAAGGGCACGGTGAGGAGCATCGACCCGAACAGCTTACACGCCACGCGCAGGCGAGCAGTCGTAGCGCTGCTCGATCAGTTCAAGGGCCAACCCGGCACCTTCGATGAAAAGTACGACCGCATCGTGTCGGAACTCTATGGTGCCGGCGAGGAGCCAGAGCGGGAAACCTCAAGAACCCCTCGCATAGTTCGTGAAGACGAAGACGAATGGGCGAGGGGAGGCGTGGCTCGGCCGACGCACCGCGAAGCCAGGAACGAGCCGAAGGGCTTCGAGCGCGCGGTCAAGGCGGTCTCCGACAAGATGCGCGAGTTGGAATTGAATGGCGAGAGCGGCGACTTGCCGCCTGATAGTTTTCTTCCGGCCTCTGGTCAGTAGCAGGTTTAACAAGAGCAGGTTAAAGGGAGCCTTATCGTGGCCGTCACCCCGAATGCTTTAACCGCAGTTGCCATCGGCGACCTTGTTAATACCACGCTGCGCGATCTCGGTGAAATGCGCTTCACCGAAATTGCCACGGACCTCCAAAAGCACACCGCCATGCGGAACCTGCTGAAGGTGAACCGCATTGTGCTGGAGTCCGGCTACGGGGTGCAGTGGGATGTCATGGTGAATCAGACCGGCGCCGCTGCCAACGTCGGTCTGGGTGCCTCCGACAACGTCAACGATGTTGACACGATGGTCCAGGCCACGGCCGACTGGAGGAACAGCACCACCAACTATTCGATCATCGGCCAAGTGATCGACATGAACCGGGAGCCGCGGCGGATCGTCAACCTCGTTCAGACCAAGCGCATCGCGGCCCTGATCTCACTGGCCGAACTGATGGAGGCAAACTTCTGGGGGCCGCCGGTTCCGATCACGGACCTTGTGACCCCCTGGGGCGTCAACACCTGGATCGTCAAGAACGCGACCGAAGGCTTCAATGGTGGCGTTCCCTCTGGTTACACGACCATCGGCCTCAACCCGACCGTCTACCCTCGATGGAACAACTGGACTTATCAGTACACCAGTGTTTCCCGTGACGATCTCATTCGCCACTGGAGGAAGGCGGCGACGTTCACGGACTTCCAGCCGCCGGTTGACGGTATCCCCACGTTCAACACCGGCGACAACTATGGCTTTTACACAAACTATGGCGTCATTGGTCCCCTTGAGGAAGCCGTCGAATCCCAGAATGACAATCTGGGGAATGACCTGGCTTCCAAAGACGGGCTCACAATGTTCCGCCGCGTTGGCGTAACCTGGGTGCCGAAACTCGAAGCGGATACGACGAACCCCGTGTACGGCCTCAACTGGGGCTGGTTCAAGACCTATATTCTCCGCGGCTGGTGGCTGAAGGAAACGCGCGTGCCGATCTATCCGGGGCAGCACACGATCTCGGCACATTTCCTCGACAGCACGTATCAGTTTATCCTCAAGAACCGCCGCGTTCATTTCGTTCTGGCCACGGGAACGACAACGCCTTCTTAACGAAAGAGTTTCATGGACCCGCGCTTGAACGACGTGAAGTACCGCCATGCCAAGCGGAGACCCTCTCCGCTGATCGTGGCGATTGAGCAGTCGCTGACCGGCGAGAAGGTGAACTTCTGCCCGCTCGGTTGCGAGATCGCGCATCTCGACATGGTCGGCTACTGCCGGCACCTGATCGGCTTCACGAATGCCAAGTTCGGGCCGAACGATCTGATGCCCGGTTCGACGCCTGGCGCGTTGATCTTCAAGGGCGGCGAAGGCAAAGGCTATGAGCCGATGGTGCGGCGTCGGGGCCGCCGTGTGGTGCAGGTCGATCTTCAGTGTCCCGACTGCAAGCTGGTGCTCACCAGGGCCGATGCCCTGAAGGCGATCAAGCAACTGGCCAAGGAGAATGAGGAAACTGAAGACTTTGAGGAAGACGCCTTGAGTTGCCCCGAGTGCGGGCAGGAGTCGCTCTTGGTGCCGTATCTGTTGCCGCTGCAGAAGGGCGATATCCTCATCGAGATCACCGACAGCTACCGCGTGTACCGAGCCGTGGAGAAAGCGGCCCCGAAGAAACTGGAAACGGCGAAAGCGTCCTGAGCAGGTTAAAGGGAGCCTCCCGATGTCCGTTAAAACCGTTGAGTACTTGGCCAATGCTCCGACCTCGTCGGCTGCGGCCACGCCGAACACCGAGCGCGGTCCCAGCGAGATCATCTGGGGAGCGCCCGGCTCGTACAACGCCTGGCCGCCGGACTTCTACCAGGAGCCGCGCCTGGGGCTCTACTTCTTCGACGACTTCAACAACATCGGCGGCTTCCCCGCCGCCGCCACGGCCGCCTCACTGTCCATCGGCAACTGGTCCCTGTACGCCGGCTCGAACGCTGGCCCGCTGACCGATGCCGCCATTGTCGGCGGCGTCATTCAGTTTGTGCCGTCCTCGGGGACAGTTTCGACCGGGGCCTCGAATACGCAGGTAACGCTCAACTCCCAGATCGGCGCTTACCAGATCATCACGAACTCCTCCGGCAACAGCGCCCTCCAGGGCCGGCTTGCCTTCGAGGCTCGTGTGGCCTTGACCTCCGTTACCTCGGGCCAGCGAGACGCCTTCATTGGCCTGGCCGACCAGGGGGCTCCCAGCTCGAACAACCCGTTCACGGTGGTCTCGGCCGGCAGCTCCCAGATGCTGACCACCACGCGCAATCTGATCGGCTTCTACAACGCCGACTCGGGGCGTGGGCAGGATTGGGCGTTTGTCTTCCAACTCGCGTCGACGGCGCCGGTCTTCTCGGCCGGCTTGCAGTCGCTCGTCTCGACCGTGCTCGGCTCGGCCATCGGCGCCGGCACCTACTACAAGCTCGGCTTCGTGTATGACCCGTTTGCGCCGACGCTCATTGTGGCCACCGCTGGGCAGGGGCAGACGGTTGGCGCGATCGCCAGGGCCATGATTAAGGTCTACGTGAACGGGGTGCAGTGCGCGACGTTCCTGACGCAGACGCAGAACATTTTGACGGCCTCATTCCCGACCGGCATCATGGGGCCGTGCATCTCCTTCGCCAACGTGTCGAACTCCGGCACCTCGAACAGCGCCACGAACCTTGCCGGTTTGATGAACGTGGATTGGGTTCGCGTGGCGCAGAATCTGATCGCCTAAAAGGAGGCTCCGTTGATTAAGCCAACAATCGGAAGAGTCGTTTGGTTCTACAAGTTCTGGGCTGGACAGGGTCACAAAGGGCCGCTGGCCGCAATCGTGACGGCAGTGCATAGCGATACGTGCGTAAGCCTCTGCGCATTCGGCGAGAGCGGGCAGTCGTTCGGCGAAACCAGTGTCCGCTTGAGACAGCCTGAAGACGACGTTCCCCAAATGAATTACTGCGAGTGGATGCCGTATCAAGTCGGCCAGGCGGCAAAGACTGAGCAACTCGAAAAGAAACTCGCCGCCAAGTAAAGGAGTCCGCAGTGCAGCAGGTTGCCGAAGCAGTCAAGCCTGAAGCCAACGGCCAGCGTCAGGGCTTGGTCCCAGCCAAAACCAAAGTGATCGCTCTCCTCACGCCGACCCTGGGGATGGTGTCGATTCACTGGTGCGTGGCCATGCAGAATCTGATCTGGCCCATGAACATCGGCCGCGGCTTCATCCCGGCAATGGACCAGGTCGGCAACGAAGTTGGCGAGATGCGGAACAAACTCGTTGCCCTCTCTCTGGAGCAGGCCGAGAAAAGCAACAACGACCTCGAAGGCATCCTCTGGGTCGATGATGATGTCATTGTCAGCAAGCTTGCTCTGCTCCAACTCGTCTCCCACGACCGCGACATTGCAGCCGGCGTCTACTTCTGCAAGGGCGATCTCGGCGAACCGTTGATCTTCGCGGGTGGCCAGGCAGGGACGATGAAGTTCCGGCCGGATGAGACCTTTGAAGCCTGGGGCTGGGCTCAGGGACTGTCCTATGTGCGAGCCGAAGTCTACAAGCGCATGGTGGAGGACCTGGACCTGGGCAAGGACAAGTACGGCAATCCGCAGTGGTACAAGAAGCCGGACTTCGGCATCAATGAGATCACGGGGCAGATGACGATTGGCGGCACGGAGGACTTCCACTTCTTCGCCAACGCCAACAAACTCGGCTACCGCTGTTTGGTGGACTGCTCGAAGCATGCCTTCGGCTGGCACTATGACCATCGCGTGCATGCGGCTTATCCAAGAAAGCAATGGGAACAGTTCATCAGGCGAGAGCCGGTGGTGTGGCCGAAGACGGGATCTCGCCCGGAGGTGATATGGGACTGAAAGGGTGCGTGTGACCATGGAATCCTACTGGATTGAAGGGAAGATTCTGTGGGTGAATGGCACTGCTGTGCCGCAGGGCACTACTGTTTTTTGCTGCATTCGTTGCTCCCTTGATGGTGGACAAACTTGGCCTTGGAATGAAGCTACCACCTTCGGGACGGTATACGACGATCAGGGAAATTTTGGCTGCAACGTGATGCAGCTCCCGAGCAACGCTTTGACCGGAGTTGCTTACTGCTACGGCATGGATGGCGGGATTATTGTGGGGAATGGCGAGGTGCCGAATGCTGCTCCAGGAACGACCATCCTAAACCTTGTCACGGCCAAGCCGCCTGCAAGCGGTGGCCAGTAAAAGGGAATGGTATGGCACTGAAACTCCTCCTACATGCTGGCTGCGGCTCAAAGCTGAACAAGCCGCCTTACGAGTTCGGCGCGTACAAGGAAGTGCGGCTCGACTGCAACAAGATGCTGCAGCCGGATATCGTCGCCTCCATCGTCGCCATGCCCATGATCGACGATGCCAGCTACGACGCCATCTTCGCCTCGCATGTGCTGGAGCATCTGTACGCGCACGAGGTGTCCATGGCCCTGTCCGAGTTTGCCCGCGTTCTGAAGCCGGGCGGCAAGATACTCGTCCAAGTGCCGGACCTGCAGGCGATCGGCGGGCGACTGGCGCTCGACCAGGCCGACCATGTGCTCTACATGAGCGCTGCCGGCGCGATCACGGCCCTGGACGTTCTCTATGGGCACCAGGCTTCCGTGGGCGGTGGCAACCTCTTCATGTCGCACAAGACCGGCTTCACGAGTTCGGTCATGAAAAATGCGTTGCAGGCGGTCGGCTTCACGAAAGTTGAGATTGACCGGGACAAGTTTGAAATCAAAGCACGAGCACTCAAACCGGAGATAGTCGATGAGCAAAAAGAAGAAGGAGCCGAAAACACCGCACCCTCACGAGAAGATTCCCGAAGTGGTGCAGACGTTGGAGGAGCGGGTAACGGCCATCGAGAAGTTCCTGAACGAGCACTTCGGGAGACCGGGGTGCCCTGTGCCTCCGCAGGAGGATGAGGAATGCCCGCCCGATCCGAAGCCCAGCGAAGATACCTGAACTGGCGGTTCGGGCATAACTGGACCGTCAAGCACCATTTCAACAACAAAGGGAAGCTTCCTGCCCGAGTCGGCAAGAAGCCCAAACGAAAGCGAGGCAAGTAATGGCTCATCAGGACAAGACGCTGCTTGGAGACCGCGTGCTGTACTTCCGCAAGGGCAACCCGAGCGGGCATGTGGCCTTTGTCTACCAGGTGCACTCAGACCATTGCGCGAGCTTGGTCTTTTACTGCCCAGTGACGCATTCTTGGAAGGAAGCTACCAGCATCACCTTTGGCAAGAACGACACTGCGGATTACTTTGTCAACCCGGAAGGCTGAAAGCGAGGTCGATAATGGCCAAGAAGAAAAAGAGCGGCTTCGGCATGGACGGGGAATACCACATGCCGAGCAAGCACCACAAGGGCGACGGCGCCCACATGGGCGTGTCGGCTCATCATGCGCATCCGCACCGGGGGCCGCACGGCATGAAGGACGGGGCCAAACACTACAACCAGGACCGGGCTCAGGATGAGCCGAACGAACACCTGACGCTCGACGGCCACACCTTCGGCATGGACGGGGATTACGACGGGCCGGGGCCGAGTCACCACCTTGGTAACAACCAGTGTCACGAGGACTAGCGCTCGCATCGGTGGCGATGTCGGTGTGAGACATGTACCGAAAGAGCTTGTTCGACTGGCCACCCGAGTTTGTTAATCCGGTCGGATAGGCGGTAGCGAGGGATGCCTAGGTCCTTTGCCCAGTCTGTAAGGCACTGAGTTTTGCCATTGAAGGTAATGAGATGATTACGGCGACTATTACGAGCTTGTTCCGTCGATGTGGCCCAGCGGCAGTTGCCGGGCTCATAGGAGCCATCTTTATTTGGATAGCGGTCGATGGAATGGCGTCTTGTGGGAGGCTCGCCCATGTCGGCAAGGAAGTTGATGAAGCCCCCATTGCCAATCCAGCGTTCACAGACTCTGATGCCTCGTCCTCCCCAAATGTGGTATTGCCGCAGGCGAGGGTTCGTGCATCGCTGAATCATCATGCGCCAGATGTTATAGACGCGACGGCGTTTGCCGGGGTGTGTGCTGGCGTATCCATGCCGGCTGTAAGTTGTGGCCATGCGGTAATTGTATGACAGCAACTAGCCTCGGCATCTGGGTCGTCGAGGTCTGGAAACGGGCCGAATTCTTGGCTCGCACGGTGTTCGACGATGAGACGCTGGCCAAGAACTATGCCAGCAACGCAGCCATGCGAGGCTGTCAAGCTTACTGGTGGAAGTTGGACTGATGGAAAGTTCACTCTCAGCCGCGTATGTCGATCTCCAAGGGGACGTGTCGTTCTTCCTTGGCTATGGTCGCGGTCCCACCAACGCGGCCGGGCAACCAACCGGCGATCCTACCCTCACCACCCAGCAGCAGCAGTCGGTTGACCGCTGCGTCAAGGGCGGGCTGCGGCGCTTCTACTTCTGCGGCTACGACTGGTCCTTCCTGAAGCCGACCGCCACGGTGGACCTTCCTGTCAACGCTCAAACGATTCCCCTGCCTGACGACTTCGGAGGCTTCGAGGGGCAGCTTTCCCTGTTCTCGACGGTATCACAAATCTGGTGGCCGATTGACCTCATCAGCGAGGGCAAGATCCGCCAGATGTACTCGGCCATCTCCGGGGCCAGCGGTCGGCCTCTGTTCGCTTCCCTGCAGCCGCTCAAGGGGACCGGGCCGACCCAGGGGCAGCGCTGGCAACTGTTCATGTTCCCCCAGGCCGACGCCGATTACACGCTCCAGTTCCAGTATTACATCCTGCCCGATTACCTCTCGGGCGCGTTCCCCTATGCCTACGGCGGAGCGCAGCATTCCGAGACGCTGCTGGCGGCCTGCAAGGCAGTGGCCGAACTGGAACTCGACGACATGATGGGGCCGCAGGAGCAGAACTGGCAGACGATGCTGGCAAAGTCCATGGACATCGACCGCCGCAGCAAGCCGCAGAACCTCGGCTACAACCGCGACCAGTCGGATTGGCACCACCGGGGCCCGTGGCGGCCTGACCTGCACGGCTACAGCCCGATTCACATTAACGGAGTGCTCTACTAATGAACGCACGCGCATTACGGCGGTTTGAATTGGCGCTGCCGAACGACCCCTACATCATCAACACCACGACATTCCAACTCGCCAGTGACCAACACGAATGGCGGACTGGGCGCATCGACGTGGCCACGACAACGATCACCTTGCCGAAAGCGAACGGCTCCGGTGCAGAAATCTGGCTGGCGACGGGCATTATCGCGGTCAGCCAGGTTATCCAAACCAGCGGCTCGGACAAGCTTGTTGGCGTAATCGACATCGGCGCCACGGCCAGCACCAACAAGAACGTGTTTGCCGGAGCTGGTACGGCGGTCAAGGTGACCCTGAACGGATCGACGCAGGGAGGGGCCGAAATCGGAGATCAGTTGTTCTTCACCGATTTGAAGGCGGCAGTCTGGATGGTCACCGGCTGGCTGCTCGGCTCGGGTTCCATCGTGACGCCGTTCAGTTGAGATCGGCTATGTCACGTTACCGAAAAGCGAGGAAGCAGGTTATGGCACAAGAGAATGGACAGGAGCACATGCCGGGAGTGCAGGTGCTTTGGGACGAGAAGACGCAAAACGTCGTCTTGCGATTTGACCCCAAGGAGTTTCGCTCCTGGCCGTTCATGATCGCCGTTCTTGAAATGGCCTCCAAGGAAGCCGACAAGCAATGGCGGCTGTCCCAGATGAACGCTCTTGTGCAGCAACAGCAGGAGGCGCAGCAGGCCCAGGCGATGGTGCAGAAACTTCAGTTGGGCAAAGGATAGCCAGCGAAACGTGCCCCTCATCTCCGTCCTAGAGCTTCGTTCACAACCTGCGCGAGGCCGGAACTTGGGGATGAGGGGCTTCCTTTTACAAGGAGTCGGCCGTGCAGATTGACACCCGCTCCATGCCGTTCCAGATCGGCAACCCTGGGGGCAACTCCACGGCCGGTTCCATCGTTGAGCCTCTTCCGCAGTTGGCCGTCCCCGGCACCACGACGACAAGCGGCGTCACCACGGCGGGCGACGGCATCATTGCCATGGCCGAGCAGATCAGCCAGGGCGGCTTCGGCGCCATGACGTCGAACTCGCTCATGCTGATCCCCTACGGTGCCGGCTCCTCAACGCAGACCTATACGCTGAAGTGCTACGGCTGGCGGCGGACGATTCCGATGGGCGGCGTCACGGCCGGTATCTGGGTTCCGTTCCTGCTGGCTTCCTTCACGGTGACGCTCGGGACGGCTCCTGGGCTCGCGGGCACGGATGTCAATGCGAGCCAATTATTCAACACGACCCTCGCGCTGGTAGCTGGAAACGCCAATGTGTCCAACGAGATTGTCAGCCCCGGCTCGAACGTGATCGGCCACATCATTCTGGATTGCAAGGGAGTGCAGTACGTCGAGACGCGGTATGCGATGGTGTCGGCTACTTCGGGCAACTGCCTGGTGGCCAAGCTATGAGGTGAACCATGCCGCTGCGACGTGAGGAGTTTGATCTGTCGAGCGCCGTCGGACGCATTTCAAGCCGAGATGTTGCCGAGGTGGCCGATCCGACTCTGGGCGTCTTGTGGAACAACCTGAGCGTGAACTGGGAAGCGTGGACTCTGGGATGGGGTAACTAACCGAGTTTGGAGTGACAGGGCACGCATACCGGCACAACATCAAGAACGTGTTCTTCGGAGTAACCTTTGTGGTGATGGTAATGCCTGGCTTGATTCCCGCATTTGACGCAGCGCTGAGTGCGTGCCTTCGGCATGCGCCCTTCACGGACTTCTCGCCAAATAGCAACGCGAGCCCGCTTAACCTCTGGAGCCAGGCGCATTCGTCGGCGCCGCTGGGAGGCTTTGCCTTTCGCTGTCTTCGACCATCGCTGCCCTCTTGCCGCGTTGAGGGCTTGTGCCTGAGGCGATTGCATGTAAATAATGTGCAACTCTTTGTGGCATTTCCTGCATTCGCGGGCGTACCCATCTCGTGTTGCGCGGTTCCGCGAGAACTCGGCAATAGGCTTGGTGAGCTTGCAGCGATAACAGCGTTTGGTTACAAGGCTATGAGCCATGGCGGGAACCTCCCTCAAAGGTTTGCGCTAGGGTCAGGGTCGAGCGAAGCCTGGCAGCTTCGTTCGGCCCGCATTGTAACCTCCGCCAGAAGGAGGGTGCAATGGCAGGATTGACTGGCCTGTTGCCCAAAAACACATACCAGGATTTGATCCAACTCAACAACGGTGGAACGGGCGTGCCCGCCACGCTCCAACGGCTCCAGGATGGGCTCGGCAACAACACGGGCATGGCCCTGTCCACCACCCAGATCGGAATTGCGGGGACAGATGTAGGAATCAAGCGGCTCGCCGCTCTTGTCGCCGCCATGACGGACGGCGGCGGAACAAACCTCGGTTGGCTTCAAGAAGCCGGCTATGCGGCGCTGGCGGCTCCCTTTACCCGAGCGCTCGCAACCTTGGCCGTGACAAATCTTTCGATCCCCGTCATTGCCGGCCGCAGCTACCAGATCAGCGGCGTCTTGCAGGTTTCTAACTCGACGGCGACCGAAGGTTCTCAATTCGACTTCGCGGGCGGGAGCTGTTCGGCCACGACCTTCTTCATGGCCTTCAACAATGTCGGCGCTGTTGTTGCCGGCACCGTGACTTCGACGACACTCGCTGGGGTGCTGAATTACACGACCAACACCGGCACGGATTACATCATGTTGGCCGGCTACCTGAAGGCGAATCTGGGCGGCACCTTCATCTTGAGAGCTGCGGAAAACACAACTGCGGTAGGTACCTTGACGATTGGTGCCGGCAGTTGGCTCGCCTTAACCGATACCCCGACACTGTAATGGCCGAGAAGATCGACATAGCCCTGTGGCATCAATGCACGGCTTCGCTCCCAAAGCAGCCGGTTCCCCCGCACGCCATGCCCTTCCGCTGCCGGGATGTGGACGGCAACCGCGTCTTTCTGGTGGACGGTGGCGACATCATGATTCGCCCTGACAAGCCAGCAGACGACGAGCATCCGCACATGGACTTTACTCAGGGCGCAAACGACATGGAGGCTGCCTGGGTAGGGCGTGAGTTCGGCAAAAAGGTTCTGCTTGTGGATGCGACGATCATTCCGCGAAACCGGCCCTTCAACCTCTACCACGAAGCTTACGAACGCCGGCTGATGGCTCAGGGCATGTCGTACAACCGCGCCCACCTTCGCGCCAACGCGCACGAGCGCATGCTGCGGATCACCGTGAAGGGAGGGCAACGTGCCACCCAGCGCACCGCCTGACCAATATGCCGACTTCCTCTTCCCGGTGAACGGCCTCGACCTCTACCAGTCGTTCATGAACCAGCGGCCGGGGACAACGCCGGTCGGCCTCAACGTCCGCGCTTACGAGCCCGGCACACAGCGAGCAAGGGGAGGCGCGCGCCCCGGTCTGACGAAGTGGATACCTCCACAGCTTCCCAGCGGGGCGCACGTTATCCAGCACCTGAATTACATCGTTGATCCGACGCCGAATGCTCTCGACGACCAGGACTCGACGGACACAACCGCCGTCAACGACCCGACGACAAACCCGCCCGGCTCGGACCCCAACAATCCGAACGATCACACCGTGCGCATCCGGCCGCCGCGGAAGATCCGCAAGGGCGGCACAGGAAGCCGACCAAACCGCAACCGGCAGCCAAAGCACGCCGGCATCAAATTGGTTCAGGCAAAGTTCGGTGGCTTGGGGACAGCCGTGTTCACGGCTCCAGTCCACATCGGTAACCTCATCGTTGTCGAGGTTATCAACGTCACGACCCTGGCCCTGGGGCAGACGGTCTCTGTCACCGACGATGGAGGCAACCATTACACTCAGGCGGGCGGGTACGTTCGGCTCAATGGCAGCATCGACCCCGGCATCTCGGGCGAGATCAGCATGTCGTTCTGGTATACGATCTCCAGCTCGACGGGGCCGCAGACAATCACCGCGACCGGCACAAACAACGTCCTCCCCATCAGCATTTCGGAGTTCTCAGGGGTGGACCCGGTGAGCACGCTGGACCAGTTTTCAGCCGGCTTCATTACCCCATCGGCGATCAACGCGGGGCCGTTCACGATGCAGAGCGGCAACGTGGGCCTCACGGCTGCGGGAGGCCTCGTCGTAGCTGCCTTCTGCACGCGGGATAGTTTCGTTGCTTGCAGCCCGTTCTCGGCGATGGGTGGGTATTCGACGCTGAGCCAGCCGGGAGGGTTGCACCAGGATTACGCCGAGTATCTGATCGGGCCGCCGATTGGGAACCAGGCACCGCAGGCGCAGGCGACGGGCGCCTTCCAGACGTTCCAGCTTGGCCTGGCGATTTCGTTCAAGGCGTTATGACATGGAAAATGATGAAGGAATCCTGATCTTTGCTGGCGACGGTGAGATTTGGATTTTCTACGACGATGGACGTGTCGAGGTAATTGATGCCAACGGTCCAAGCGAGAGCCAGTGACCAGTATGTCGAACTCGGCTTCCCGCTAGCCGGCATCGACCTGTCGCAGCCGTTCACGAAGCAGGCGCCCCGGCAGATGCCCAACGGCATCTGGGGCCGAACCACGCCGGCCGGGCAGAACGTGAGGGGCTTCGACTTCGGTTCACAAAGGTTACGCGGTGGGTGCCGGCCGGGATTGAGTAAGTATCTGCCGGTGACGCCGATTGACGGCTGGCTCTTGCAGGAGCTGGCCGTCATTGTGGGAAGCGGCTACAAGCCGCCAGGAGCGCCAGTGCAGTTAGCACCGTCAGGAAGAGTGGTAACCTTGGTCGTGGTCAGTCAGGGCCGCGTCTTCTACGCGAATGCCGGCGACCAGACCTGGACCGAGGCCACCAACAACACGGGGCTGACGCCGCCCCTCATCTTCTCTGGGGTCGTGTACTCGGCTCCCAATAATCAGCG